GGCGGTCGAGGATCACTTCATCCGCCATTCGCGCGATGTCCTTCGCCTTCCACTCTTCCACAGGCGCTGCGCGCAGCGCCTCGACAAGACGCCCCGCGTGCTCCAGCGAATACGACAACGAAAGTACCGATAGCGCAGCCAGATAATCGTGCTCCTCTGGCTCGTCAAGCCATTTGATTTCGCGGCTCATTTTCTTTTCCTCAAATGCGACCAGATATTGACGAGGTTGTAGGCAATCGCAGTAATCAGTGCGATGCTGGAAAGCGGATCGCTTACCAGATGGCCAGCAGCAACCAGAAGCCAAGGCGGCGAGTTTTGCGCGATCGCCTGAAGAATGGTTTGATGGTTTTCCAATTTTCCCCCGTTATCGAATCTTTTATCAAGGCGTAAAGAACTGGTTGAGATAGCAACCGTTGCTGTAGTTGAACAGTTTCCATATGCTGTTTGATGCTGCCGCTTGGGGCGATCCGCCATGTGTCAGGATGTTGCCGCCGGCCACCCATGTGGTATTTCCATCGGCCATCTGGAAAGTGATTTCCTGACCATTAAAAACGCCATTCAGAGCAGATAGATTCGTGGCTGCGCTTTGAGAAATGGAAGCTGCATCAAGTCCAAGCACGGTCGGCGTCGTGCCACTGATGACCGGAAGAGAATTCGGGTGTTTATTCCCTTTGTAGCTCCATCCAACGAACGGCGTGATTGGACCAGACCACGTAACAGCGCTTCCATTCAGGCCGGAAAGCTGAGTGAAATCGTTGTTGTTGAACTCGTTGTTTCGATAGGTGAGGCCCGTCTGAAATCCAATTCCCAAGCCATAAACCGTATGCGGCGTCGCGTTGAAATCCATCACGCGATTGCCGTTGATCTTGATGTTCTCGTAGAGGGCGGTCGGGATGCCCACGGTAAGGGTTGCATTTACCCAGATACCTTGATTCGATCCGGTACCAGCGAGATTGCAACTGTCGATGATGTTGTCGACCACTGTCGCATCGGCGAGGTTGCCACCCGCATCCGTGCCAAGCTTGATTCCCTGCTGCGCGGAATAGCGAATGTAGTTGCTACTGACGATGTGATTCGAAGATACGTCGATGCCATAGAGACCCGCATAAACAACGACATTCGAATCAAACACGAGACCTTCATTGAGGCGCGTGCCATCCTGCCCAAGACCGATGCCGTCCTGTACAGCGTTGCGATTGTCGTAGCAAATATTGTTGGAGACGGTGATATAGGAGTCGCCAGCACCCACCGCGATCATGAATCCATTCTCTGCAGCGCTCCCGACGATATGGGTCGGAGGCGTTGCCTTCGTCACATAGTTACCGTCGATCGTGATGTTTTGCGCAACATTGAAATTGCTCGTGTTCGAGTTGTAGCCAGTGAGAATCCCGGTCGCTCCACAGCTAATCACCTGGTTTTCGTTGATACGACCGTTCGTCGAGCAATACGCAGTGATCCCACCCCAACCGATGTTCTGGAGGATGTTTTCGCTGATGTTAAAGCCCGATATCACGCCCGTTGCAGGATTGAGGATGATCCCGTTGTAGATGAAATCGTGGATATAGCAGTCCGTCACAAACACGTTCGACACGGCTAACGTATTCGAAATTGCGCCGAAGCTTTGGCTCGCGTTGTTCGCAATATTGCCGTTCATGCCCAAGCGCGTGATACCGCAGTTGTTCGCATTGAGCATGAAAACGGCATTCGGGTTGTACCCGTTAAATCCACCCGCATTGTTGGGCACGGTAATGGTCGAGGTGAACTTGTCGTCGCCCTCCAGCATCACGTTCGCCGCAAGAACGATCGTCCAACTGACCAGGTAGGTGCCCGTGGGGAAGTAAATGCGGCCCCCTCCAGCGTTGCCTATTGCGGTGATGGCCGCCTGTATCGCTGCGGTATCGTCAGTGGTGCCGTTACCGGTCGCCCCGAAATCCTTGACGCTCACGCGTTCCTGCAGGCGTGCTTGAACGGTGCGCGTGACAGCACCCGCACTGCCCTGGTTGTATGAGAGCTTGCTGGACTGGATGCCCGCGTTGGAAGCTACGGTCGCATCAGTTACCGTGCTGGCGCCGGGCGCCAAAACAGGAGTCGTAATTCCGCCCTTCGTGTAAACCTTCTGCACGCCAACTGGAATCGGATTGGAAAAATTCAGCGTCGTCGAATTGAGGCTGAAATCATCCGGATAGTGCTGAGGCGTGCCATCAAAATCTACCCACAGATTGGCACCTGAACCGAAATTACTGCCCAACGGAAGTTGCGTCGTGACGCCCGCGGTGAAGGTCGGAAGGCCCTGAGGATTGGGAAGAATGTCCGAAATGAATTCTTTGACGACCATGTTTCCAGCCGCACTACCGCCAAGCGAAAATGGCGCTACGGAAGGAATTGAAAGCACGACCACGCCGCCCGCATTCAAGACTGCGATCGAATACGTCTGGACGCCCAAGCCCATATAGACCGGAATCTGCGAGCCATTGAGCCACGGCTGGCCGTTGGTCGTCTTGACCGGCTGAGAAAGAGAGGTGGTTAGCGCCTGATCCTGATAGACGGTGATCTGGTTGGCTGGATTGGTCGGGTCAGTATTCGGCTGCCCGATATAGATCGAACCGCCTTGCAACGGAGCGCCGTTGTTATCGAGGAAGATATCGACTGGATTCCCGAGGACATTCACTAGCATGTGGTCACCTGTTTTTGTTGCCTTTGGATTCAGCGAATTGCTCCGAAGCGTTCAATGCGCCACGCAGCCAGTTCTCGCGGGCTTGGGGATCGTTGGCCGCAGCGCGCGCTGCAAGGCCGTAGAAGCGGCGGAAAACTGGGGAATTGGCGGCCTCTTTCATGGCGCGAGGCGTGATTTCTCCAGACTTCACCAGCGCCTGGAATTCCGGCGAAACAATCAGTTCGTCGGCTGCTTTCATCACATCGGGCTTGCCGCGCGCAAGCGCGCTTTGCAGGGCGTGGCTGATGCCCGCGCCGATCGGCCCGGCCACGCTTGCGGCGCCCGCCGTCGCCGCGGTGCCGATATGGCTCACCGCCGCCCGGCGCGCGATGTTCATGACGCTCGAAACCAGCCCGTCGGCATGCGCATTCAGTTCCTCGCGCGCGGCCATGATCCGGCCGGTGGTGATGTTCTCGCGCGTGGCGTTGGAGATGCCGCGCGATACCTTCGCGAGATCCAGAAGCTGCTGGCGTGTTTCGGGTAGCAGGTTGCCCATCACGGCGTTGAACGCGCCCGAATTCTTTTTCAGACCATCCATCCAGTCGGCGTAGCTCTTGAAATTGAGGTCGCCGTTCTTCGTGGCTTTGCCGAACGCGTAGCCAAGTCCGCTTGCGGTCACCTGCTGGCGCATGCTGGCCGGCACGGCCTTGATCAGTTCGACGAACTTCGATTCGTCGCCTTTGGGAAGCGCAGAGATTGCGGAACCTAGCTTGCCCACCACCGAGTCGCCAAGCTGCTTGCCGAAGAGGGATGTGAGATCGTCCTCGACGCTCTTGCGCATCTGCACCGTCGCGCGCGCCGCGTCGAACTTCTCCAGCGCACCAGGGATCGTCGAGAGGGCCGAACGTTGGTCTTCGGCGAGACGCCCATAGAGCGCCTTCAGGAGGCCCGTATCCGCGTCCTTGAAAGGCCCCTGATTACGCAACCCATTGCCTATGTCTTTGCGCACGTCATCGAGCAGCGCGTAGGTGGGCTGGTTGTACTGCGGCTTCATGCCGACGTCGGCAGGATTGACCTTCTGGCCACTGATCATCAGAGGCTGCTCGCTCGGCGTGAGCTTCGTGAGGATGCGCTTCTCGGCCGCCGTCAGGTTCTGTGCGCCACCGAGATCGTCTGCGCGCTGCTGGATGAACTGCAGGACGTTGTTCGCGGGAGCTTCAGTTTTCGCCGGCACCGACTGCTTCAGATCGGAATACAGCCCCTCGGCCTTCTGATCGAGCTGCTGCTGCGTCGTCATCAACTGGCTCTTGACCGCACCCGACAGGCCGCTCAGATCGCGCGTGCCGCCCGCTTGCTCGATGATCTGCGCGGCGCGCTCGCCGACCTGTTGCAGCCCCTGCATTTCATCCTGGCGCGCGAGGCTCCCAGGCGTCGATTTGATGGCCTGCGCGAGTTCGCGATAGGCCTGATTCGAGGTCAAGTGATCGGGCTGCAGGTTGTCCTCGATGCCAAGGCGCTTTGCTGCGGCCAGCGTTTCAGCATCGGGCGCGCCCTGCGCCGCGAGCACCTCGCGCGCGGTGTTCTTGCCAAGGCCGAACGGCGCCGATCCTGCGCCGACCGCCTTGCGCGTTTGCGCGGCCAGCTCGTCAGGCGGCATGAAGTCGCGCGCCGCGCTTGCGGTGGGCGATGCGGCGGGATTGAGCGGGCTTTCGGCAGCGGCTGGCGCCGTGACGGCCTCCTGAGGCGCAGCGGTTGCCGCTTCTTCTACGGCGGGGGCAGCCGCACTCGGCGCGGGTGACGGCGCTTGCGTAGAAGCCGTTGCCGCTTCGCCGCCCGCCGCACCCTCTGCTCCTTGCGGTGTAGGGGTTTCCGGCGCACGTGCTTGCATTGTCGGCTCGGCGCGCGCAGCACCGATGTCGGCCGCCGCGTCGCGCGCGCCAATCTCGGCAGTCAGCGCCTTCATCACGCGCGAGGCCGCCATCGGCGAAAGTGCCGTGGTCAACAGATTCGCTGCGAGGCCAAGCGCTTGACTGCCGGTTGCCTGATGCACCTGCTCGCCGACCGCGCCTCCTGCCGCGCCGGCGGCGACGATAGCGGGCAGCGCTTTGAGCGACGCTCCCGGAAATGGCTGCGTCATCAGCCCCGCACCGCGCGCGCCCTGCTGGATGACCTGTTCTCCCGGCGTCTGAGCGGTCGGCAAACCGAGCCTGTTCGCAATCGGATCAGCGCTTTGCTCGACGCTCGGGAGCGCGGCCGCGGCATTGGGGACGCCGGCCAGCGGCGAAGCAGCAACCTGCGGAGCGAGATGCGTGCCAAGCGCCTGGTCAATTGCGGTGAGCGGCCCTTGTCCGCTCCCGATGGCGTTGACGACGTTCATCGGAGCATCAATCAAATTCTTTGCGCGATCCACCAGGCCGCCGATGCCCTGACCCAGACCCTCCAGATAGCCGCGTGCGGCCACGCCGGCCGTGCGGCCTGCACCGGGTTGCGGAGGATTAAGGGAAGCCCCCTGGGGCAGCGCAATCGCATTGGACTGGATGTCCTTCTGGAACTGCGCTGCGTCCTCAGGGCTCATCTGGCCTTTGTTGAACGCGTCCACAAGCTGCTGCGGCGCAATCGGCATCACGCTCGGCTCGTTACTCGCGGGCGGCGCAGGCGGCGCTTTCACATTCGATCCGGTCGGCAGCACGATGCGGCCGGCCTGCACGTCCTGTTCGAACGCGGCTGCGTCTTCCGGCGACATCTTCCCGGACGAGTAGGCCTGATAGATCTGCTGCAGCCTGGATGGCCCGGAATTCGCGGAGCCCGGCGAAGCGCCGACATTCGGCGGCGGCAACACCTGATACGGATCACCGCCCATTTGCGGCGAAGGCGTCGAGGCGATCGCGCCCGGCGCGCTCCCGACATCGGGCGCGGGCTGAACCTGAAACGGATTCGGCGTCTGGCCCGGTACATAGCTCGCCGGCGTGAAGCCAGTGACGCGCTTTACATAGGCCATGGTTTTGGCGCCCCAGTTAGCCGGATCCGTGCCGCCGTGATACTCGGCGACGGCTGCCACCGGATTACCGCCATTGCGATCCATGGACTGCTTGAGCAGGTAGGCCGCGCCGTAGGCGGCGGTCTGCGGGTTCAAATATGGATCAACGCCGGTTTGCGACAGAATCGCTTGCCGCGTGCTCGGGGTGATCTGATAGGGAGTGGCCGCGCTCGCGCTGGAAATCTGGTCGGCGTTGCTCTTCTCGCCCCTCGTGCGCACGTTGGTGAGCATTTGCGGGGGAATGCCGACGGCGGCCGACGCCGCCTGATCTGCAGCGGCATAGGCCGGATCGTTATAGGAAGTCGGAAAGGCGCTCGGATCGTAGCCGTTGGGCATCATGACCTCAGGGCGTCAGGTACTTCGCATACCGGTCGAGCGCGCCGGCGGGCTGCGCGGGTGCTCCGGTCTGCTGCTGCGGATTGATCTGCACGCCAGCGGGCGCATTCGGCGCGGCAAAGGGCGAAGGCGCGGTAGATCCTGCCTTGAGCATTTGCGCCATGAACTGAGGGAAAGTGGTGCCTTTCGCCACTTCGATGCCGCCGATATTCGCATCCTGGGTGGCGGGCCCAAGGCGGCCGAACGAATAAGCCCAGCTCGACTTCGCATCCGTCATGCGCGCCGCGCGCAGCGACGCGTTCTGGAAAGACTGAAGGAAAGCCGTCACCTGCGATGCGTCGGCGTTCTTGCCGGGAATACCGGGCGCGAGGTTTTTCTGATCCTCTTTCGAGACGCCCGCGCCGCCGAATGCGCCGAGCGTGCCCATGACGGACTGGTACTCATTGCGGATCGTGTTGAGCTGATCCTGGTTGCCCCAGAAGTTCTGCCAGCCTGCGCGAATGTCCTCAGGCTTGCCGGCTGCCCATTGACCCGATTGATCCAGCGCGCCAACGTTCTGCGCGAGCGTGCCGATGCGTTCGGCCATCTGGCCGTGCGCAACGCTATCTGCCGCATCCTGATCGGCCTGCGCGCGCGTGGCGGGCGCCATATTCGGCGCATTCTGCAGATAGTTGAGCTCGCGCAGCTTCAGATTGACGTCGGTCTGGAAGCGATTCTGATCCAGTCCGAATTGCGCCGCGCGGTTCTGGATGATGCTCTGCAGATCCTGTGTGGTCGCGACCGTTTGCCCGACGTTCGCCGCGGCTTGCGCCGGGGCGATGTTGGCTGTTTCGATGGCGGCAGGCACCGTCGAGCCCTGCCCAATGTGCTGCAGGAAGTCCTGCGGGCCCATGGCGGCGGCCATCGTGGCTCCCATATAGGCCTGCGCGTTCTTCGTGCCATTCTGCTGATCGGACTGGATCATCTTCAGCAGATTTTGCGCACCGCTCAGGTCTTGTTGCAGCGTCGAATTATTTTCGTAGTCGGGCGTGTTCTGAATTGCGTTGATGTGCTGCTGCACGAGATTCGTTGCGAGATCCGCGCGGCCATTCAGAAGCGACGAATAGACGGGCGTGTACTGATCAAGTTTTTGCTGACGCACCGCTTCGGCATGCTGATTCCATGCATTCGAAACATTGGATGCCAGTTCCGGCAGGCTCATCGCGAGTTGCGCGGCAGCTTGAGGCGTGGGATTTGATCGGAATTGCTGCAACTGATCGTTGTATTGCTGCTGGCGTTGCGCTTGCGCCTGCGCAATCTGGGATTGCTGCTGGATGAGTCCCTGTTGCGCACCGAGCAACCCGATTTGCGCTTGCGCCTGCGAAGCCCGCAGGAAACTGTTCACCGGGTCTGCCTGCACCTGCATGCCGGTGTAATTCACCGGCTGCGGCGGTTGGGCCATGATGTCGGACATGATTTAGCCTCCCACCGCGATGCCGGTCGGCGAGGTCAGGCCCGCCGCGTTGAAGTAATACGGCGCGCTTGTGGAGCTTGTTGCACCCGGCAAAGAGAAACCATACGAACCGCCGGATGATCCTGATCCCAGGTAGCTACCGAGCGCACCCGCCACACTGTTGATGCCGCCCGTGATGGCGTTCGTGCCGGCGAGGATTGATCCAGCGCCAATCGCTCCTTGCTGGCCGATCGCGCTTGTGATGTTGTTCCCCGTCTGCAATGCAGCCTGGCCCGTGCCCGATGCCGCGTTTTCACCCAGATTCACAAGGTTCCCGTACTGGCTCACAACATTTCCGAGTGCGCCAAGCAAACCCGACTGACCATTCAGCGATGTCCCCAGATTGCCGATCTGCTGCTGCATGACGTTCGATAGGATCTGCCCGGGCAGATAGCCGAGAGACGCAATCGTGTTGCCGCCTCGCAGGCCACCTGTCGCGCTCGCATTAGCAAGAATGGCCTGCTGCCCGAGGTTCATCGAGGTCGTGTAAAGCGGATTGCTTTGCAGACCATTAATGGCGCTTTGCTGAGCTCCCGTGCCGTTCGCACCAGTCAGATTGTTGAGATTTCCAAGAATCCCCTGATAGCCACTGACGCCGGCTTGGTAGTTGTTCATCGCCGACGTATAGCCCGGCAAACCGGTATTGGTACCGGCATTCACATAGGGCTTGAGAAGGTCACGAACCGTATTGAACTCATAGTTCTGCTGCCCGATCTGGGATTGCGTTGCCTGTGCCTGCGTATCGGCGGCTGACTGTGCACCACTAGCGGAAATGGCAGAACCTGCTACGCCTGCGAGGCCCGCACCTGCAATTGCTGCTGCAACGCACATGGCTATTCCTTTTTCAGGTCTTTGAGTTTCAGCTCCATCACCACGTCGTCGGCGATATAGCCGCGCCGCTGGAGAATCTCGTAGAGCTTTCCGGTTCTGGTAACGGGCCAGCCAATGATGCTCACGCCGCGCAGGCACAGCGTTTCCTCGATGTTCGACATGAGGCGCGGCATGGAGCGCCGGTATTTGGGCTGCACGTAGAACGTATCGACGTTCGCGCACAATTCGGTTTTGAGATGCAGGCTTTTGTAGAGAATCACCAGCGCATAGCCGCGCAAAATCCCCTCTTCGTCACGCAACGTCATTGCGATCAAAGAATGGTGATTTGCGAGGAAAAGGTACTGGTCAATATCGGGATCAATCGCAAGCCCGCGCTGCCCGTGATAGGCGCACGTGTCTTTCTTGATCTCGGAGCATTCATCCCAGCTCTGCTGACCAAGCGGAACGATTTCGCTCGCGAGGTCACGCGTGAAGGATTCGATGGAAATCTTGAGATTGCGCATGCGCGAGTCCAGTGGATGAATTAACGGACTCGCGTTGGCAAAGACATCGCCCGGTACGCGGCTACGGGCAATCGTTGATGCGCAAAACTTTATATCAATAACTTAGGACTTTCAACAACTTATGATGCAACTGCACCTGAAACCGTCAAAGTTGCACCGTTTGTCGAAGCATAAATCGACATTCCTGCTGTGAGTTTGTGATTCACCGCGTTGGAAAGCGGGAGCGCCGCACCAGGCGGGACGGAAACTCGATCGATGTGCGTGGCGTCTGCCGCGCTGGAGCCGATGAACAGATCCACCACTGCGTTGCTGGATGCGCCCACTGGATTCCATGCGCTCGCGGCCGTGATGGAAACCTGTGAACCAGTAGGGACGGCACCATAGACCGACGCGGCTGATGCCGCATTGACTACCTGGCAAAGTTGCGCCCAATTCAATTGCGTCGTCATGCTGGCTCCTAGAGCGCGGGCCGGGCTTTGATGTAGCCGTCGACCGTGAGTGTGGAGGTTGTGAAGACTGCCTGCGCAACCAGATAGACGGTCGCGGCGTTGGCGAGCACCACGCGGGTAAGCGGGGCCTCAAGGTTGAGCGGATCAGCGCCGCTCAGCGCCTCGGGAAGCTGCTGATAGGTGTCGGGCGTCCCGAGCGTTGCAGATGTGGTGCCGATGCCCGCGGTGACGCGCTCCAGCACCGTGCTCACGGCGGAATTGAACACGCACACTCCGGAGATATCCCACGTGCCGGCGGCAAGCGCGATACTGGCGGCATTCGCTGTCGTGCCGGATGTCAGCGACGTGCCAGTGGTCTGCGACTGAGAAAAACCCACCAGCGGCTGCTGCGCGCGATAGTTGCCCGGTGCCTGGCCGACGAAGGAAGCGCCTTCCAGACGCGCGAGGATGCCATTGCGATCCGGCTGTCGCGATGCGACCGATTCGAACAGCAGTCGCGAGAACGGGTCTGGCGCCCTCTGTACGGACACAAGGCCATTGACCGACATCTGCAAAAACTGGATCGCGGCGGCTGCGCTGGAATTATCGATTGCATCCGGGATATTGATGGTGATATCTCGAACCATCGACTCCAGATAGCGAACAGCCGTCTGATTCATGCCGAACGCTTCCGACAGCAGTTGCCGGTTAGCCGGCGGCGTGGAAATGGTAATTGTGCTCATACCGCCATCGCCTCGGCATCCGCCTCAAGCGCCGCAAATGAGATCGGTGCGGCATTGAAGCCTGCAAACCGATAGCCGCGGAAGTTGCGGAAAAAGTGGCGCGGGCGCCATTGCGCGCGCTTGCCGCGCTGGCCCTGTTCACCCATGGAAATGAACTTCGGCGCGCTCCATACTTCGCCGTCGTTGGTGTATTGCATCGACATGGTGTCGTCTTCGCCGAGCGCGGCACGACCATATGTGCCGATCAGTTCGATGGAATTGACCGACAATCCCTTCGCCTGGTTGTAGGCAAATATCGTGTCGAACTGCCAGCGTGCATTGACGCCATACTGCGCCGCTGTCGTGCCGTCGAGGAATCCTATCCTCTGATCGTATTTGTCGCCCCACAGAAATTTTCCGTAGCAGTAGACGACATGCCACGCGCGCCAGGGGCCGGTGCCGTCCGTGCTCGAATCAAGCAGAAACCAGATCGGCTGCCTGGCGTTCTGTGTCCCCTGAACGTCATAGACAAGCGTGTAATCTGGCAGATGCAGATAGAGAAATTGCTGTTCATCCTTTGCCCAGTATTCAAGCGTCGACGAGTAAAGCTGCGTCTCTGTGTACTGCCCGATAAGCTTCATCACTTCGCGCGTGGCGATGTTCTGCGCAATGCCGAGGCCACCCGATAGCCACACGCCCAGCGCTTCGCCGCGCGCGCCACCGACAAATGCAAAGCCTTGGCTGGTCAGGCACTTCGCGTATGGCCCGATAATACCTTTCTGGATCGTGGCCCCCTCATTCTCGGTGAACGGGAATCCGGTGCCGCCGGTGTTGTCGAACACGGGGATTTGATACCGGTTGCCCAGATAGAGCTCGTTGCGAAACTTGAGCAAACCGTTGATTGGATCGGGCTGATTGCTGCTGGAGCCGAACAATTGCGTGTTGAACGTGAACTGGTTGGCAAGCTGCGTCACATAAACGCTTTTACCGTCGGTGAGGACGAAATAACCGGCCATCCAGAGCATGTCGATCGGCGATCCGAGATTCGCATCGGTGCACTGACGAAGCGCCAGCGCGCCAGTTCCACCGGCTGGCGTCTGGATCGTATAGAACCACAGCGTTTTTGCGCTGACGATCCCGATTCCCTGGTTTGAATACCCATAGTCCATCGCAACCGGATTGCCATCATCTGGCACCTGTCCGAGCACCGTCACATTGCCCGATGCATCGACAGACACGAAATTCGTGCCGATCACGCGATAGCACGTGCCCTGCCAGTTGATGCCGCCTCGATCGTTGCCGGTTAGAGCGGGCGGATCTTGGTCATAACGCGTCAGGCCTTCTGCGGAACGAAGGAACATCTGCGAGATGCCGCTTTCCTTCACGACCGGAACAAGGTTGCGCGGATACGAGGTGCGCCACTCGGCACCGCTATCCGTGTATGACCCGCGAGCGAGCGGTAATTGCATCGTCAGTTCCCGATGGGCACATCAGAGAAGCCATAGTTGAAGCTCACGCGGACTGATCCTGCGGTGAGCGCAACATTGTTGGCCACCTGGATCGTATCGCCGGGCTGCGAGCAGGCGAAGAAGGCGCCCGGAGCGCTCGTCTGTCGCAACGCTGTCGGTTGATTTGGCGATGCCGGCGTAGATGGAAAGTACTGGCGCAGCAAAGCCACGACCTCGCCACCATTGACCGTCGTCATGGTCGTGTTGACCATACCAGGCGATGCAATAGTTGCAATCACATCCGTCGTGATCTGGATCCCCCAGACGAATCCATATTTCCCATTTGGCACTACGAGTACCGTTTGGGGTGTCGTGCCAGAGGCCGCATTGAGCGTCACTGCTGCATACTTCCCGGCGATGAACTGGCCGATAAGCTGCCTCACTTCTCCATTCGGATCGGTGTAGTAGGCGTGCATGTCAGTTGCTCCACAGACCAATACCGGGCTGCACGTAGACGCTGCTCGGGCCCGCCACCGCACCGATCAATGACACGACATTCTGATTCTGTCCTTTTGTAACGACGACAGCCGTATCAGGTAGCACCGCGAGATCGACATTCACCTGCGCTTGCTGGTTTGCGGAAGCGGTGCGGCTGTCGGTGATGCGCACGAAAACGACATTGGCGCTGTTATTCGCGATGCGCACGTTCGACGCGGTCGGATCGATGTTGACTTGCTGTGCCGTACCGGTGACGGACACAAGCTGGCCTTCGCCGTACATCGGATTGAATGCCTGGATTGTTTCCATGATCAGAGTCCGTCCACAGGTTGAGCGAGGAACGTCACTTTCGTGATATTCAGGGTCGCGGCTTGATCGGCCGCCGCGACGAGTTGGATGATGTCGCCGACGTTGAGCTGGCCGGCCACGTTGTTCGGGTTCTGCAGGAAGCCCTGGAATGTCCAGCATTGCGCGTTGCCAGTGCCCTGCGCAATCGCTTCGAACTCCGAGGTGTAAAGCGGGCCGCCCACCGGGCCGGTCTGGACTTGCAGCGTGAGCACTCGTGGCGACGCGATCGAGCCGACCAGCGACACCGAAAAGTTCACGCCTGCGATCGCGCGCGTGGCCTGCATCAGACCCGTCACGACGTTCTGGGTCAGCGCAGTGCCGCCGACGGGGAGCACCGTTGCGCCGTTCGGGTCATAGGTCGTGATGATTGCCGGCGTCGCGGTAAGCGCCTGTGTGCCCGCCACGGTTTTGCGCAGCGCGTAGGTCGATGCCGCGCTCAGCAGGCCGCGGGGAAGTGACACGCCGCCCAGAATGAGCGACGCGAGCGCGCCAAGCGAGCACTGCCGCGGCTGCCCGTTCGAAGTGCTCCAGATCGCAATCTGATCCTGCAATTGCGGTGAGGTGTCCTGGGCCAACTGGCCGATGTTTGCCATGTCGTTTCCTTAATTGCTCGCGAGACTGCTGCCCGATGAGGCGACTTCATCCCATGGATCGCCGCTGGGCTGCAGCAGGTCGTCGTAGCGCGTGGTGAGGCGATCGACGGGCACGAAAAACTGCTGGTTCTTCGTGTTGCGACGATTGCCGCTGCCGATCGGCATGTGCCGGGGCATCTGCATGGACGGGATGTTGTAGGTGCCAACGAGAAGCGCATTCAGGCCGCGCCGCGCCGCCATGCGCGTGTCCGGGTGAACCTGCTTTCCGATGGTGGGTGCCAGGCGCAGAGCGAAGAGCGGAATGATGCAGTCTTCAGTCCATTGCGGAATGCCGAGCGGATCGTTGGCAGTCGCCGAGCTCGCGCTGGCCGCCGCGTTGTAGCTGATGCGAATGCCTCGGCCATCAAGCATCAGCATGTAGCGCTCAAGACGTCGCACGCCGGTCTGGATTTCCTCGGGCTGCAGGTCGAACACGTAGCCCGCGAGACCGATTTCCTCGTATGCGGCGTTGACCAGTTCGCCCTTGGTGGTCATTACTTCTTCGGCGCAGCTTTCTGCGTCGCCTCGGTTGCAGCGGCCTCTTTTTCAGCCGCCTGCGCTTTCTTGATGTCTTCGGGGCTGCGGAACCAGCCGTCGTCAAGCATCGCATCGACGTCGCATTCGTCGACAACGATCCAGTCCACCGCTACGCCGTGAAGCTTCTCGGTGATGCCGGGCCTATAAAGCATGGTCGCATTGAGCAGGGTTGCCATCTTTTATGTACTCCAGAAGTGAAAAAAGACCGGGCCCGAAGGCCCGGCCAAGCTCGCTGCTGCTTACCGTGGTACGAAAGACATCGTGGGTGCAGCCGAATAGGTCGTGATGACCTGGTCGCCCGCGCTCACCGGCACGACGCCCGGCGACGCCGCGGCAATAGCGATCGTCGTCGAGCCGCGCTTGAGCTGGAGGTTGCTCACGGTGCCGCCCGTCACGACGACCGAACCGGCTGCCGATGCCGTGTAGGTGTAGGGCGATGCGCCCGGCGTGATAGCCGCAATCGCGCCCACATGCCCCCATGCCGCCGAGTTCTGGCCGCCGATGATCTGCCAGCTCGTGCCATCGCAGCGCAGCTCCATGATGGAGTACTGCGCATTGAGCGTCTGGCCCGCCGACGCGCCCTCCACGTTGTTGCCGGCCGCATCAATGACCGTGACGGCATTGGCAGCCGCGAACGACGCATCGACGCGCTTGATCATGCGGTATTGGCCCGCCGATACGAGCGCGTTGGGGAGCACGACCTGCACGTTCTGGCTGGACGCGTCGACCTCAATGAAGGCATCGTCCGAACCGTTGTTGTAGACATACGGATTCGGATCGGTGGAGGCCGCCACGACGATTGCGACTTCGGCGTAGACATACCCTTTGCCGCCGCCGGGGCCGATGGGAAGCTGGTTGACCGCGCCGCCCAGACCGTTGGAGATCGCACCGGAGACCAGCAGATCTGCTTTGAGACGAGTGATTTTCGCCATGATCGCCGCTCCTTACTGGCTGGTCGTTTGCGAGAACAGCTGCACGCCGCACATTTCCGGCTGCAGCACAGCGACACCGAAAATCACGTCGGCCCGGTACTTGATGAGCTTCGTGTTGATGTCGTAGAACTTTTCGAGCGTCATTTCGATGCCCTGCTCGGTCGTGGCGCGCAGCACCTGCACACCGGCGTCCGACGGCGGCGCGAAGCGGCCTGGGAGCAGCTCGACGGCATCCATCTTCCAGAACGGGTTCAGGTAGGCCGCTGCGGTGTTCAGCCACGTGATGGCAGCGCCGTTCGCCGGCGTCGCCGTCACGTTCTGATAGGTGACTTCCGCGTTGGAGCCGCCCTGCCCCGAGATGAGCGGAGGCGTGATCTGCAGGTGGGTGCCGTCGACCACCGAAACGACGCGGAAGGTCTTCTGGATGCCGGTATCGATCTTCGAGATGTGGTGAACCGAGTTCACGCCCGCGATGCGGAAGCAGTCGCCAGGCTGAACGTTGGCCGTGCTCGACACGACGATGGTCTGGAAGCGATTGTCGACGTTCGTGACTTCGCCGTAGCTCGAAGCGACCGTCGCCTGCGGCACGTAGTACTGGTTGGCCGCGCCGATCGTGATGGCGCCACCAGCCGCCGCGGAGATGCGCGGTGCGTAGTCCATCTTGTAGACGCCGAAGTTCGCCACCTCGCCGACATACGCCTTGTCGTAGGCCGTTTCCGGCTTGCCCATCAGCGTCTGGCGGGCGGCCAGATTCGACGCCATCGAGTTGTAGTCGCGCGAGGAATACGACACGTAGCGATCCTCGATGCCGATGCCGTTTTCGTTGAAGATCGAATCGACCTGGGCCACGTCGTCGAAACCGGAAGCGGCTGCGGTGCGCGCGGAAACGAGCGAGCCGAGCGACGTGACTGCGCCGTTGACCGCGATGTTGATGTCGGATGCCAGCTTTTGCTTGGCGGCGTCGCCGAGGCGGCCTTCCTGCAGCGCATCGCGCAGTTCGAGCGCGGTCATCGTCCACGGCACGGAGCGGGGCTGATTGATCTGCGCGGGCACGCTGAGCTGCGTGTAGGCGTTGAAGTTGGCGGTCATGTCCGTACCCGCATACGACTGCGAGATGTACGGCATCGGACGCCAGATGATGTTGAACGAACGTTCCATCGCTTGCTGGTCGGTCGTGTACTTCTTGACCAGGCGCGACATCACGAGAAGGTCGTTGAAACCTTCGAGGAGTTGCTCGAAGGCAACCCGCTCTTCCTTGCTAAAAGCGTTGGACATGGCCTGCGGCTCCCGTTTTCACGGATCGGCCGCAGGCTTATGGCTCGCTAGCGCTTCTGCGCTTCCTTGAGCTGGCGCTTGTAGGCGATGACTTTCGTCATGTCGCCGGTACGAGCAGCCTCTTCCCGCAACCGATCCAGAGTCTTTTGGCTGCCACCGGACGCGGGCGCGCCGCCGGATGCGGTTACGCGCGTTTCAGGGGCAGGCTTGGTCGCAGTGCGGGAGCTAACTTTCAATTCCTTCTCCAGTTTTGCCGCCGCGAATGCGAACCGGACGGGATCAGTGATTGCGGCGAGAGTCTTCAGCTTCGCGGGGTTTCGACCCAGGGCGTAGACGAGAAGCGCGGGCTTGTCGGCGCCGGCCAGCAGGATGCCCTGCTGCTCGACGGACAGTTCGCCCACCACTTCACTTTCTGCGTCCTGAAAGTCCTTGACGCGCAGATCCTTAGATTCCTTCTGGTAGCCGTTAAAACGTGCCTGCGCGGCTTCCTGTCGGGCTCGTTCCTGTGCTTCGCGTTCGGCCTGCGCGGCATCCACGGCGCGCTTGTCGGAATACCACTTCTCAAGCGCTGCTTCGTATTTGCCTTCGTCGTAGTCGAACTGTTCCATCGTGGGCTTTACGCCCAGCTTCGGAACTTCGTGCACAGGGGCCTGCGTCGTCTTTTCCTTCGCCTCGTACGCGCGCAACTGGCGTTGCAGTTCGCGGTTCGATTTGCGGAGTTCTTTCACCCACTGCGGAGCCTTGGAAAGCTCTTCATCCTCTGAGGCTGGCGTGGCCTCTTCGCCGAATTGCAAGGTGAGTTCGGAGTCTTCGCCTTCATTGGTCGAGCCTTCAGCAGTCGATTCGCTGCCGGCCTGCTCAACCTCTGCGGTTTCGGGCGTCTCCACCGGCTCTGCCGGGGTGCCCTGCGACTCGTCGAGATGCGTTTCCTGCGTTTCGAGCGTGTCTGCCGTGGTCGTCATGTGATCCCTTTGGCTCGCGATTCGCTCCGCGGAAAGCTATCGCAATAATTAGCAGAATTGCCGCGCATTTTCAAGAAAAATCGTTTGAAATTCAGTTTATTGACTCTGTGACGCAACTTGTGCAGCCTGTGAGCTGCCAGGAGACGCGTTTCCTGCGGCCTGAGCGTCCTCGCCGGTCTGTGCGAGAAGCGTCTGCAGGAGTTCGTGGGCCAACCGCAGCTTGTCGAGGTTGTGATTCGCGAGATCCGCAATTGCTTTGGCGCGACCGTCGGCGGCCCCGGAAAGCTTGGCGATGCTCTCGGCGTGCGTTTTCTCGATCTCGGCGCCGGTTTTGGCAGTCTCCGCCTGAAGCCGCTGCGTTTCCGCCATCACGAGCTGATCCTGCGGGCTCGGCGGCTGGTTGGCGGCCTGTTGCTGCTGCTCGCGGATCTTCTTTTGCTCGGCCTCGGTGGGCTTCACGACGCCGAGGTTGACCAGGCGCATGCGCATGAACTCGCGGACATCTTCGAGACCTTCGCCGTCCATGTTGGCCATGATCAGCGACGTGATGATCTGCACGAGCTGCGGATCCTGGACGAACTGGAGGAGCGATACGAGCGCGCGCACGGTGGCCTCGCGTTTGCTCTTGAATGCCGGGCCGGTGTCCACGGTCACGTCGAATTTGCCCTTCATCGGGTCATTGACCGTCTGCGTAACGCCATCGACCACGCGCGGCTGCTTCAGGCGCACATGGCTGCGCTTGCCGTCCGGGCCGATCGACACCATCAGGCGGTTGTCCTCGTCGTAGATCTCCTTGGCCATGCCCAGCCAGATCTGGCCCGAGCGCTCCATCGACTTCGCGAAGTTGTCGATGTAGATAAATGCCTGCATGTCGATCTTCGACTGCACGCGCTCCATCAGCGCGTCGGAGATGTTCGAAACGACCTTCTCGCCCTCTTCCTGGCCGCCCATCAGTTCCTTGATATCGGCGTTCGTCATCTCGATCATCGCGGCGAGCGCCGGTGGCACATTGGGCGGCTGCGTGAACTGGAGTGGGAGCGGCGTCGGCGGCGAGCCGTCGCCCGCATCAAAGGCGTTGCGCAACAGGAACGGGTTGTCGTTGATGTTGTCGTCGGCCCACGCCATTTCGTGACCGCGGATCTCGTCGGGCGTGAACACCGGTTTCGCGCGCGGCGACAGCGCGGAGATGATCGCGAGCAGCGACACCTGCATGTTCAGCAGGCGCTGCGAGTCCTTGCCGTTGCGGATATGCCCCTGGATGCGCTCCTGATTGTCGATCCACGCGCGTTTGCCGTAGAACGGCACGATCGGAATGTTGGGCCCGGCGATGTAGCCGCAATCCTCCAGCACGCGCGCGCCGTCGTGAATCCATTTGCGCACGCGCTTGCGGCGCACGGTGCGCGTACGCACGTGGGTATAGCCCTGATCCTCCAGATCCTTGCGCGGGTCGGCTCCGTCTTCTTCCGGCTTGAGGTCTTCCTCGTCGACCTTGATGTCGCGGGCCTTCGTGTTCTGCCCGAGCGGCCGGAAGATGTGGATCTTCTTTTTCGTTTCCTCGATGCGGTAGTACTCGACGATATAGACCACGTCGGGCGTGTACCAATCGAATTCCGTCATCGTTACGAGCCGTCCGAGCCCCATGCTTTGCGCGCTGGAGGTGTATTTCGCCGAGAGGTTGTAGGGATCGTTCGGGCTGTCGCCGTACTTCTCGCTGAACTCCGCGCGGCCCATGGCCGTGAGTACCCAGCAGTGCTGCGCGTCGCTCTTGTCGTACTTCTTGCCGCCCAAATCCCAGAACACGAAGCGGTCGGCATCGTAGATCGGCTCGAACACGATCTTCTGCTTTTCGTCCTCTTCATCCTCGTCATCGACAAAGACGTTGGTCAGGCGCCACGCGCCAAAGCCGCCGGCCGTGCCTTCCTCGAAGGCATTGTCGTAGGCCTCGCTGCCTCCACTGCGTTTTTCGTCGGCGCGGTGAATGCCTTGCAGGAACTCGGCGGTGTGATCGTCCGCATCGTCGTCGGCTTTCTCGAACTTCACCGTGACGCGGTTCGCGCGGTATTCGTTGAAGATGCGGATCACCGCCAGATGCAGCTTGTTGATCTCGAAGCGCGGCTTGTTGTCGAACTGCAGACGCAGCGCATCCTCCCACTGCGCGCCATCGACGAACACGAAGCGCCGATCCTGCAGGCAGCGCAAGCGGATCTCGTACTGGCTCTTTTGCGCCATGTCGAAGCGGCGCAGGGAGTCCTGCACAATCGGGTCTTCGATCAGGTCAATGATCACGCCGTCTTTGATTTTGTCGTCGCTCATCGTCTTTGATTCCAGTGATGTGTCGTGGGTGGCACGTAGACCGGGCCGGCATCTTTCTTAGGCGCGCGCGTAATCGCTTGAGCCTCGCCGCCGGCGACGAAGTCGTATTGCAGCGCGTCGTGCGGGTGCGAATACTTGTTCTTGTCCGGACTGTCGTGATAGCGCTCGTCGCCGGCGACCTGAATGCGTTTGTAGGCATATCCGCCGCCGAATCCCTTGCGCAGGATCGTGCACTGCGGCCGCAGGATGAATCCGGGCTGCCCGTCTACCATGCGGCGCAACGCAGCCGACACGGATTCGATGCGCTTGATCGGATCGTTCGTCGGCGCAGGTAGCGCGTCGATCTTCGCGGCGCGCAGGATCTGGATCGGCGTGCGCTCGTCGGTCTGGGCGCGGCCGTCGCCCGCCGGGTCGCAGGCGATCGAAATAATCTTGATGCCCTGATAGCGCTCGGCAATCACGCGTTTCAATTCCTCGGCAAAGCGCACCGCGCCCATGTCCTCGGTCACCAGCTCTCCATGTGTGCGCCATTGGCCCATCGGTGAGCGCTGGCTGAACGTCGCCGCCGGCGTGAGCCCGAAGTCGATGCCGATGCGCAAGCCCCACGCAGGCACAAGCTCGAAGTCACGCACGTGCACCGCATCGACGAAGTCGGAATAGACCGGCTTGCCGTCTCGCACGAAGCCATACTCGGCCCGCACATAGACCTTAATCCAGTCGTCGTTCTTGCCCGCGATGAGGCGCTCGTAGTAGCGCTTGGGCAGGTTGTCGATGTTTTCGGCCGCCGGATTCGGCACGTGCTTGCCGTCGACCATGATCATTCCGCCCGGCTGCCGGAAGAAATCGAACTCCACAGGGCGCTGCTCTTCGGCGAGCTTGTACCACCAGTGATCGGAGTCCGGCGGGTTCGTGTCCATCAGAACGCCAAACCACGACGCGCCGCCGTCGAGCATCGAGGGATAGCGGCCGACACGGCCCGTCAGAGCGTCCAGTACTGCCTTTGGAACCTCGCGCGCTTCGTTGATCCATCCGCCGGTCACTTCGAGCGACAAGAGCTTTTTGATGTCGTCGGGCCGGTCGAGCGCGAGGAACATCACTTCCATGTCAAACGAATCGGTTTTGACGTGATGAGTCGGCGGCCCTTCCGCCTGCCAACGGCCGACGTGCTGCGGCATCCACTGATGCCAGCTCTTGATCGTGGTCGTGCGCAACTCGGCATAGGTGTTGCGGATCACCACCCATCTCGATTTGCGCCGGCCGTCGCGTCCAGGTTTCTGTTGCGCAGCGCGCCGGATCATCTCGAAAATGCAAGCCGTCGTTTTCCCAGAGCCGACCGGACCCATGATTCCGCGCACGAAAGCGTCCGACTGCATGAACGATGCAGAGATAGGACCCGGGGGCGCGTAAGAGATATTCATTCCTCCGACTGCTCCCCGTCGTTATTCTTCTGCTTTGGCGTGTGCTCGGTCGAAATCTGGAAAACGAGTTGTTCGCCATTCGCGCCAGTAAGTTGCGTGTCCTGACGATCACGCCACCCCAAGCGGTTTTTCAACCAGAAGATCAGCATGGTGGAATCACCCTCCATGCACTTCTCGAATGCTCGACCGATCACCTTGGAATCGGAATGCGGCTTTCCGCCCTGCTCAATTGCCTCACGAAATTCCGGGTGATGCTTCTTCCAGTTCATGATAGTCCGACGCGTCACCCCGAAGAACGTGGCGAGATCTTCGTCGATTGCGCCCATGAGGCAGTAATTCTTTGCCTCACGAGCGTATTCCGGCTTGTAGTCGGTCTTTCGCGACATCAGCGCCTCACGACCTGATTGATGACGTTGCGCAGGAGATAAAAAGTCCACGCGAACGAGCCGAGGATGAAGATGCCGAGCCCGGTATTCGTCGCGTGCGTGGTGTAGGTGACCATGCCGCCAAGCAGAAACAGAATGGCCACGCCCATGACCCAGATCATGAGATTAAGCAGCAGCGTCTTCATCGTTATGCCTTTCCGAAACCGCGGCGCGCGGCTTCACCACGGCAGTCCTTGCCCGTGCCTTCGTGACGCTCGCCCTTGTTGCCTAGGCCGCCACCGCCATCCCAGTGACCATCCTTTCCCTTGCGGTCGTGATACGGCTCTTTGGATGGCGCCATGGGGCGCTTCATGCCTTCCTTTTTCATTGCAGTTCTCCTGCGGGGTTGGAAACTTGTTCGCGATATGCATCGATCTCAAGATCGATAGGACTTTTGCTAGGTCTATTACAACCTTTCATATTGAGCCATTTCGACTGAGCGTTTATTAGCTCCAAAGCCTCGATAGTCTCTGTGGTGCGTTTAATTCCTTTCCCCGGACGGATGCAATCCCAGAGGAAAAGGAGCCAAGCCTGCTCTCTCTTGATGCGCAACCATGGATAGATCAGATCGATAAAGCTCACTGCCGATGAGTTTAGGATCAGCCATGAATAACCCTGCTTCCATCCTTCTTTGCGCTGAGAAAGAGGCACAATGTAGCCGCCGAATTTCTTCCCAATATCTTCCAGAACATCGAGATTCGTATTCGTTATGGAAACGCGAGGAACCCAAGAGCGATGCGCACCGACCTTGGTGAATCCAATGGATCCTTCGCCATCCACTAATCCGGCTACATATGCAAGATTCATTTGCTGCTTTTCCTTTTTTCAGCTTTTCGTTTGACTGCCTCCGCGATGGCCACGGCTTGCTTTTGCGGCTTGCCGGCCTTCATCTCGGTCGCAACGTTCTTCGAGAACGCCTTCTTCGACTTACCTTTTTCGAGCGGCATGCTTGCCTCCCTGCTTGCGCATCAATGCTTCGGCTCCCTTACGATCTTCACGCTTGTCCTTCGCCGTGCCCTCGTACTTTTTTTCGGCCTGTTTCAACGTCATCTGCTTCGTTGCGCGCATTTTATTGCTCCTGTGATGCTTGAATCCGCATAAAGTTGCGGACTCTTCGCGATTATTTGACGAATGCTTCAAGAAAGTCCAGTTCGCGATGCAGATGTTGCACGGCATCGGTGCTGAACGTCCAAAGATGCGAGCGAAGCTTGCTGACGGCGGCGAGTGCGCGCTTACGGTCTTCGGAAACACTGGCCTCCACGGTGCCGAGCGCGGTTGAGGCAAGACTCGCAGACGACGAGGTGTCGCTTGCGGACTGCTCGGCCGCAGGAGAGGCAGCGACGTTTGGGAGGTCACCCGCAGAAGAAGCCGAGGCCTCCTCGGACGATGCAACCGGTGCAGATTCCTGCAAGGAAGTCTCCTGCTGGGCGGCATTGACCACAGCAGGGGCAGCGTTTCCCTGCTCACCTGCGGCCTGAGTCGGTGCCGATTCGACAGCGGTGGCAGTAGTCGTATCGGAAGTAACGCTGGGTGCGGCCTCCGCAGATGCCGCAACGGTCTCCCCCTCCCCACTCTGCGGCTCGCTGGCCGCCTCCGGATGAATCATGTGTTCGATTTTCTCTTCCAGCGCGTGAATCTTCTCTTCGGCGCGCTCAAGAAGGCTTGGTTCGGTGCTGCTCGGTGCGGCGTCGAGTTGGGCCGCTGCGTTTGCGATGGGGTCTGTCATCTGGGACTCCTAGGTTAAAAAGCGGCCGAAATAGGCCTCGAAATCGCGCCTATTTCGGCATTGACTTATTTGACGATTTTGAAATACGACCAGTCACGAAAAATTGCGACTACCGAACCATCGATGGTCAATTGCAGGTCGCCTTCCGAGGTATTCCAGTCATGCGCCTCGACAATTTCTTGATCACCGACTCGCAATACGACATGGAATTTCTTGAGGGAAATTTCGTTCACGCTGTTCTCCTAAGCGAAATGAAACTTCTGTTCAACCCAGCGCACGAACGGGCGCCGGATCATGGTTTCAAGCGATGCGCCGCCTCGGGATTGGTTGCGAGTTCCTTGCGCGATTGCACGCCGCAGGTGTCGCGGATGAACTGGGCGGCTTCGTGAGCGTTGACGTCGCGCGGCGGCACGCTGATGTGCGAGACCCACGCGCAGAAGTCGGCGCAGCGCGCGAGGGAGCCGGCTAGCTGGACGAGGTTCATGCCGCTGACGTAGCCGTGATCGCAACAGCCAGCGCCGGCCACGCATGCGATGCGACGCCGTACAGAGGGCCAGGCTGGGACTTCGTGCCGATTTGAGGTGTCTTACCGCCCCCAGTGCGCGGAAACAGGTCGATGACGGCCTGACGTATGTTCGTGTCTTTGGCTTTCGAAGTGCCGCACAGATGCAGCTTTACGTCGCGGCGATACACCAACTCGACAGCATCAGGATTGCGCCAAGCCTGCTTGAAACGGCCGATCCAGACGCATGTCTCGAAAACCTCGCGGCCCACCGCCATGCCATAGCTGGCGATCATTTCAATGGCAAGATGATCGGCGCGTGATCCGCGCTCAAGGCGCTCAAGCATGTCTTCGTTTGCGAATACACCGCTGTCGAGAACGCAACGCTGTTCGAGGTCGTATTCGACCCACCCGCTTTGCGTAGTGCCCGGATCGATAGCGAGGATGACGTGCGCGCGCGTAGTGGTTGCGTTCATACGACCGCCATCGGCGTCTGCCCAAGCAACCGCGCCTCGACCAGCGTTGCATATCCGATGATGTCGTGCCAGTTGTCGACATAGTTCGGATCTCCGTTCAGCATCCGGGCAATCTTGTCGGCTATGGTTTCCAGCGCCTGCTTCTGGTCGTCGGCGAGTTTTGACCAGCCGGGATGCATCCACATCGACTTCTTGATGCCCTGGCAGATGAAAGCGTGGTCTGAAAAGCGCCCGTATCGGGCACCGCGTTCGGCCAGCGTTGCGTTGATGTCGCTCATGTTCAATATCCGCGATGTGGGTTCTTTTTCGCCTCAGCCTCGGCCCTCTCGCGCTCGACGCGCCAGCGGGCCTCACGTGGCGTCTCGTTGCGCGGCGCGGGCTGCTTTTCGTGGTGCTCGCGGATCGCGCGGGCCTGGTCGGTTGGATTCATGCTCTGCTCCGATGCTTTAGGTGTGAAATTTCGCGCGTGCGCGCGTACTGGTCGTCATTGCGCCGCTTCCAGCCCGTATTGCTTGCCAACCTCGTGGGTCAGGTCGATCAGCATGTCCTCCGGTGCCTTGATGGCGTGATACCCGGCTAACGTGCGGCGTGCGTGCACCGCCTGATCGACGATGTTCCGGTGTTGCATGAGCACAGCCGTGATCGCGTTCCATGCGCTTGCGTCGGCACGGAAATGGCATACGCAGTACCAGCTGCCCGAGACCCCGAACGATCCGATCATCGGGCAGCCGAGCACAGCGCAGGTCTCCTGGCCGGTGCTCATGCCCGGTTCTCGTAGTCGGAGACACGCTGGGCCGCCATGCGCTTCGCCTGTTCGGTCAGCTCGCGCGCCTGTTCCGCTTCGAGCGCGCGATTTGCATCGATCGTTTCAGCCCGATTGGGAATCGACGCAAGCAGACGGTCGATCTCTACGCGTTGGTCGCGTGCGGCCTTCGTATCGGGCGCGTGCGGGGCTTCAAGCATCGGGCAGACCTTACGGGCTTGTTCGAGCTGCAGGCGCCCGCTACGAACCGCTTCCAGCGCGACGCCTTCGCGCTTCGCCGCGTCGTGCCCGTAGGACATGAACCACGTGGCGAGCTTGCCAGCGGCGCGGGCGTCCTCGACGAGGCGGTTGTAGCGGGCCGTGAACGCCGTGCGCGCCGCGAACTCGTCGCGATCCATGCCGTTCGTGACAGACAACGCCTCGGCCATTTCCTGCGTCCAGCAGACGCTCTCGCTCTCGTCGCGAGCAATGCGTGCGATCGCCCAAGCTTCTGCGGCGTCAAGGTGGCCGTCGGATTGCTTAGGCAGGTGCTTGAGGATCGCCGCTGGTGTCGGCGCGAATTCGCTTACGTCGAGGTGTCGCGAGAACGCGCGCGCGACGGCGTCGAGCGGAAACGCCTCAAGCTTCGTCCACCACACGTCGATCACCTCCGGATCAGGCGCGCCCTTGCCGAGCGTTTTGAACGTGCGGGAGAGCACTGCGAAAAATTCGGGCTTGTCACTGGCTTGCATGCTCAGGGCTCCATGTCGATCGTCATCGGGTCAGGCTGTGGCGCTATGCCGTGCTGTGCCAGCCACGCAGCGCCGTTTGCGTCGCTGATCTCCGCGATGCTGGAGCCGCGTGAAGCCGCGCGCGGTGGCGAAACGTCGTTCGCGATGAACCGATCGATCTGCTCTGCGTTACGCAGGATCAACGCGATGCCGTTGTACTTTTCGCCGCGGTCGTTCTTGCCCATGTTGTGCGGAGTGAGGCTGCAGCCGCGAATGGCCCGGCAGATGTCGCGTGGCGAATAGCCCATCGTGATCGCGCCTTTGATCGCCTTGCGCCGTTTGTCGTCGAGCTGCGACCTAGGCGAATCCATGATCGTTTGCCAGTAAGCGAAGATCTGTTCCACCTCATCGACTTTCTCGACCGGCGCCATTTCGCTTTCGAGTTCGAGCGACAGTGTTTTTGGCTCTCTCTCCGGCTCTGGTTCAGGCTCTGGTTCAGGCTCTGGTTTTCGAACACCTGTTTCCAACACTCCCGAAGGGTTTCGAAAGGGTTCCTGAAGGGTTAGCAAAGGCGACAGTTTTTCGATCGGGAAACGCGGCTCGTATTCCTTCAAAGCCTTGGCCAGCAAGGACTTCACGCCACAGTTGTCTGGGATCTGATCGAAGATTTTGACCGCCGCCTTGACCACATTCGGGTTTTCGGCCTGATTCCACTTCAAAAACTTGTGGATAACCACCCAAAAAGACCCTTCGGAAAGGGTTGAGAAACCCTTTGCAAAGAGTTGGGCAAACCCTTCCTTAACCCTTTCCAAAGTCCAATTCAGGTCTTCGGAAACGTATGCCGGCGGTATGCGGAAGCACCCCAGCATGTTCGAATGGGGGCTCGTCAGAAGATAGGCGGCGAGCGTGCGACCGTCCTCGCTCATCGAGCGAATGTCCTGGCTTGTCCAGAACGACGAATGAATCTTTCCATACTCACGCACGGAGATCCTCCAGCTTGATCAACGTGCCGGCGCGATCACGAACAAGCACGTGTTCGGCGTAGCAGTCACGTCCGGGAATTCGGTAGGTAGTCCAACCCATCTTTTCCAGCGCAGCGTCCCGCGCGCGGTCTTTGATGGGATCGTGATAGGCCGCGCCATCGCATTCGAGTGCGATCTTGCGGATGGGATCGGCGAAGTCAGCCATATAACGGCCAACAGGAAACTGCGGCCAGAAAGGCAGACCGCAGGCGCGAATATCTGACCATATGGCGGCTTCGATGGGCGTCAAGAGCGCGTCCCAATCGGCAACGATGTACGGGTCGCATGGTAATTCCCATTCGACGAGACCACGATCTACGCCCTTGGCATAGACGCGGTAGTTGTGGCGGATTGCGTCGAACCAATCCTTCCAGTTGCCATGCACCGGACGCATCTCGGCGCAAAGAAGGATGTAATCGGCCAGGCAATCGAAATAAACAGACGCCGGCTGGAGGCTTCCGTGCCCTTCGTTCAATGCAGTCTCCACGCGCCGTAGAAGGCCATGCTGATGAAGAATGCCATCCAGAAGTCCATCCAGAGGTCAATCATTTCCGTCCCCGATAGTCTTCGAGATAGGCGAAGAAAAATACGCCAACGATGCCGGCGCCGCACGCCATGCCGATAAAGAAGTTGGTCATGCGGCCTCTGACTGTTCCTTAAGCGTATCAAGCCAATCCTTCGGGCGAACCTGCCCGCGCGTCAGCTTCTGAATCTCCACCGCAGCCGAAAGAGGGATCGGGTAGCGCCCATGGATCCAGTTGTTGAATGTGGGGCGCGAAGGGGGATCGGCCATCTTGGTCAAAAACTCGACCTGCGTGTAGCGATTGAATTTGAGCCATTCTTTGAGTTGCATCACGATCTCCTAGTGTCGATGACGTGAACTATACACCATATTTATCGAAGCGCAACTCGGAGTGAATAAACCCTTTATCGAAAGTGCTTGCATAGCTGATTCTTTCGATCTATAGTTCACCCATCGAGACAACAACGCGCCACCTCGGCGCAGCGAGGCAAAGATGATCACGTGGAATGTCTACCGCAATGGCAGGTTCGTCGCACAAGTAATGGCGACGTCCGAGGCCGATGCAATCCGTACCGCAATCGGAGTCGAGGACAGCAGCTACTTCATCACCAATGCTGCGATTCCAGCGGGAAACCCCTGGGCGCATCCCGTCGCAAGCGTAGCGCTCCACTGATGGGGAACGAGATGCCACGCCTATGGGATGAGATGGATGTCGAGCCCGACATCGACACGGTGCCGCGTTTCTACTGCGCCGAATGCCGCAAGCGGACGCTGTTCAAGCGTGACTTGGACGGATACCCGATCTGCCGTGAATGCGCTAGTGATGAGGAGAAAAGTGATGAGTGAGCAATTAGCCGAGACATGGGGCGTTAGCAGCCAGTCCCCGAAGATCATCAAGCTCTATGCGTTTGGCAAAGAGACGAACGTAATTATCGGATCGGCATCTGGCTATCCAGACAGCGGATTTTTTCCTAGTGATGAAGAGGCAATCAAAAACGCACGCGTGATGGCGGCCAGTTTTGAATTGCTTGAAGCTCTTCAAGAAGCTGCAAGTTGGCTGGTTCTTCTCGAAGCTAACAAGATCAGCTTAGATGGAGTGAAAGCGATTGAGAACGCCAAAGCAGCCATCGCCAAAGCAAAGGGAGCGTCCCATGAGTGAGCAAAAGCATACGCCCGGGCCGTGGACGTACAGCCGCTGGGACGAGCACGGATATACGAAGTTTTACGTGTCCCAGCAGGAAGGCGCGCCGTACACGCCCGAGTATTCGGACGTTGCGGATCTGATTAGCGAAACCGTGAGCGGAGAGCGAGTTGCGATTCAGCAGGCCAACGCCCGCTTGATTTCTGCGGCACCCGATCTGTTCGAAGCAGTATTAATTGGTCACAGAGATTCGCTAGGAATGCCTACTGGTGATCTTTTGGCCGCAGCTAATTGCCTACGAAACAACGGTCACCACGATCTTGCGGTTGCGCTTGAACTGAAGCATGCAGTCGAGCAAGCCGCCATCGCCAAAGCCACAGGATCCAGCCATGAGTAACGTCGAAACGCCGCAAACCGACCTGTCCCGCGAGCTGCGCGCCTACAACGCGAACGGAAACGCGATCGGTGCCGAACGAATGATGGCCCGGGCCGCCGACGCGATTGACGCGCTCGTAGAGGCTCTGGCGCTCGTGGCGGGCACGAACCCTCACCTGAACTCTGGCGTGCGCGCGGTGATGGATATGGCGCTGCTGAAGACGGAGATCTGAGATGAAGCTCGATGAACTGATTAAGCATGTCGGAGTGGATAACGTCGGCGTGCAACTTCTCAACGATGCGGTGACATCTGCAAAACAGCGGCGCGGCTACGTCGAAGTCTCGTTCAGCACGGACTGCGTTTCGATGCACGACATCGCAACGGGGGATTGGCAAAACATCGTATTTGTCGTGCGTTTTCGTCGCGATGCATTCGACAAAGCTGTCGCAGCCAGCAAGACCAAATCATGAAATCGCCTTCCACCCTCCACACCGAAATAGTGCTTCTCTCAGGGTGCTACATGGAAATGTGCTGCGTCGATCCCGAGCAGCCCGAATTGCGGCGGCATTGGGTGATTCGGCGATACGTCGATTACAGCCGGGTATGCCTGCTGTGAAAACCTTCCTCGGCATCGTGGCCATCGCGCTCTTCTGGGCGTTCCTCGCCGCGTCGCTGCTTTCGATAACCGTTGGCGTCCAATTCTGTGCGTGCATGGCTGGCCTCATGGGCTGTTAATAATCTGGAGAACCCAATGTCTGAAGAGAAAAAAGTGATCGTCGCGTATAAGGCGTTCAGGTCTGATTTGACCTGCCGCGGCTATCAGTTCGAAATCGGCCGCACGTACGAGCACGAAGGCAAGGTGGAAGCCTGCGAATCCGGCTTCCATGCCTGTGAAAATCCACTAGACATGTTTTCGTACTACGACCTCACCAATTCGCGCTTCTGCTCGGTCGAACTGTCGGGAGAGATCGCACGCCACGGCGAAGACTCGAAACTCGCTGCAGGCCGCATCACGATCAAGGCTGAGATCGGACTTCCGCAGATCATCACCGACGCCGTGCGCTGGATCATGGATCTATGCAAAGACGTGAACGCGAACAGCGATGCAGTGCAATCGGCCAGTGGCTACTCCAGCAAGCTCGCGGCCAGTGGCAACTACAGCAAGCTCGCGGCCAGTGGCAACTCCAGCCAGCTCGCGGCCAGTGGCGACTACAGCAAGCTCGCGGCCAGTGGCAACTACAGCAAGCTCGCGGCCAGTGG